AACTGTTACGAAGCGGAGGGGAAGCCAAGGGCTCTTATCCTTAGGAGCTTTGCCATAGGAGTTAGGAAGAATCTTATCATCAGCTTCCTGATACCAAGACCATCCCTTTTTAGTTAGCTTGATGCAGGTAAATACATCTACATCTTTTTCAAATTTACTACCCACACTACTGTCTACAACGCTTTGCATAGACTTGGGGTTTTCAAATTCAGGACCAAGAACTTTTCGGTTGACCCTTTCACGAGTCACAATCTCAGTCACATTACCATTACCATCCCTCTCTACTACATAACGATTGAGAGGGTACATCTTCATACCATCCTTGTGCATGTAAAGCAAAGCATTACCAGTAACCACAAGGTGTTTGATGGCTGAAAAGATCTGAACACGATCAGTAGAAGCAGCAATGCTTTCCATGATCATGCGCTCAATCTTAGCAAAGCTTAGATCCAGTTCACTTTTTGCCTCAGCAGGAATCTTAACCCCCAACTTGGAGTCATCCAATTGGAGTTTAAAGAACGAAGTAGAAGGAGGTAGCAACCCTAGCATCAGTTTAGATGCCAGAGTCACCACCCCTTTTGCTCCTACTGATTGCCAAGGAGTTTTAAACCGAGTGTAATCGGTTGTAGTCTCCTCATGCATTAGCAGTGTAGGGATTGTCAGCTTTGCACAATCAAGTGCGATGTCGAGGAATGCAGTACGACCACTAGTCAATTCATGATAGCGTTGTCGTGCAGTTTTCATTAGGTTTTCGATACATTAGCAGAGATGTTCAAGCCTTGACCAGTAGCAGTCTGAAGAGACGCAGTACCAGTACGAATACGTTCACGTTTCTTAGCTGTTGTAGTCTTTGGTTTAATTTTTGGCTCTTTCTCTCCTTCAACCTTCTCCGGTAAGGGAGTAGGCTTAGGCATAGGAGTTTCAACTTTTTGAACAGGCGCAGGCGCTGGTGGTGCCTGCGGTGGTGGTGGGGATGCTGGTCTCCCTCCTCCTCCAAAACACATAATCTTAATCCTCAGAAAATTTTTCTTTTAAAAATCTAACAACTGACACTTGACCAGCTCGAAAGGAAATCTCCTTATCACTGAGCTGGTAGTCAGGAAATTGGTCAGGAAATAGTTCGTCTAATTCATCAATAAGTCGGTCAAACTCAGCCGTACTTAGAAAGATTGACATTAGGCATATTGTGGAAGGTTTACGTTTGAATGCTCAAAGAAAGCAGGCATACGTGCGGACTTAGTTGCTGACAATTCAGGCGCTTTGCCTTCATACATCAGCCGATCACTAGAATCGAGCCAGAATTTTTTGTCCAGATATTTATCCTGAGTGTTTACACCAAGAGGCTGCATCACCCAATTGATAGTTGCCTTCCTGAGTTTATCAAGAGAAGGACTGATACTAAGCCCCAACTCGCTATGAATAAGACTATTGGCAGCAACGTGAATTTGTTCATCTCGGCTAATATCAGCACTTACTGTTCGCATACCAGCGTCACCATTAAAGCGAAAGAATGGTAGTAGAACGAAGAAAATCGCACGCTCGGCAACCATCGCTTTGGTGATCGTGTGATCAGGATGCGCCTCCCAAGCAGCTTTAAGTTTGAGGGCTTCCGCTTCCGCTGTCTCATCAACACCGTAAGCAGAGGCGATGTAACCAAGTGCCAGGTCGTGATTTTCTTCGTCGGTGACATTGGATCGCAGTAGATCACGCGATGCTTCTGGTACGTCAGTGGATAAAGCATTAGTAATAAAATCGCCCACAGGCAGTTCCATATGTCGCAATGCAAGCGCACGGTGGAGCGCTGCTTCCGAGCCTTCTTTGCAGATACCGGCACTTGTCTGTACCGGTGTCCATTTGCGCTTCCGCGCCATCAGTTTTTGATAGGGGTTCATAGTCCGTACCTTTTCCCTTGGTTGATTGATAACGTTCTAGCGGCTGCATCTCTTTCTTGTCGAGTCTTGTACTTACCAAGATGTTCACCTGTTTTACGATAGTGCTCTATAGCTTCTTTGTTAGAAACTACTCGACCATTAATAACAGTAGGGATGTTGATAAACATTCCATCAGCTTCAATCCCAATGGTACGAACAGTACTGAATGAACCATCTTCATTTTGAATAGGTTTTTTAATTTTTAAATCGATGTTTCCTTTAATTGGGCTCATTCTTGGCAATCACAGGTAAGTTCTTCATTTAAAATACCTGCAAGATAATCATCGACGTCCTCTTGAAGAGCTGCATATACATCAGACTTATCTTGAGTGTCGCCCATAACTTGCAAGCTGTAGTAAAGAGAAGTCTGGGGCGATTCAAGCCACTCTTCAATAAACTCTTCATCATACGTGACCATATCAGACCACGAGTTGAAGGAGTATCCGTGAAGAAGTCCAGTTCTATTAAGTAGAGTCATGATGCCATCAGCAACACGTTTGTAAGCTTCCCAGCCTACTTTAGAGGCGATCTCTACATCACCATAGTTGTATGTTTGTACTCCGAAAGTACCGCTGTCACGATCGACTGTCTGCGAGATAGGTGGAGCGATTTCTGGTGTGCAAGTATAGCCATCCAGATCTGTGCTTCGATAACTGCAGGAGGCAGTGGGCGCAATAGCAAAGGCTCGAACCATATTATGACTGCGAGCAATGCTGGCGGCACTTTCAATACCAGAGGCAAGCTGAGATACAAGCTCATAGGCTGCTGAGCGTACCACATCTCCTTCGTTATACTGCTCCAACGCACGTCCAAACTGGTCATACGTTACTCCGTACCTTCGTAGGAGGTTGGCAAGTCCAAGCATTCCAAGTCCCACTTGTCGATCTGTTTCTGGGGAGAGGTATTCTCCGCTATCAGCGACACCAGTTCTAGCGTGGAGGGCACACAACTCTTGCATACCCTGAACGAAAGCTTTTGGGATGTCATCAAATTCACATGCTCCAAGGTTGATATGCTGTAGAAGGCATGTTCCACGTGAGGGCAGGTAAACTTCAAGACAGACGTTTCCATAAATCCTCTTACCATCCTTGTCGTAACGAACTTTGTTTAACCAAATGTCTCCCTTTTTAATGCCCGTAAGGAGCGCCTCTTTAATTTCGGTACTGGTTTGGTTGAACCAATCTGGTGTGATATTGACGCAACGTTTAATCCAAGGTAGATCATTGCGACTAGCAGTGATAAACTCAAGGACATCATCGTGATTAAGATCAAGGTGACAGACAACAGCTCCATTTTTATAATGTCCTCCACGCCTTAGAATCTCATTAAGTGTGGAATAAATTTTAGCAAAGGATACAGGACCAGAGGCAGTCAATCCTTTACCGTTTTCTGAACCCTTGGGGCGCAGTTTAGATAGGTGGACTGCACAGCCTGCTCCAAACCGCAGAGCATGGCTAGCAAAACGCCAGCTAGCTTCAATACCTTCAGGTCCTTCCATACTATCTTCGACAACAAAGACAGTACAGCTGACAGGTAGTCGGGAGGTGGGGTCATCAATCCAAGACTGGACGCGACCAGTGCGAGCGATCAACTCAGTAGACATTTTTATACTAGATCAGTGAGGGTAGGTGGTTGGTAGTTAGGACCTTTGAGAACTTTACCGTCCTCTCTATAAATAGGTTTACCATCCTCTCCAAGTTTACTCATGTTGGAGTGATGAACCCGACGCATAGCTTCTTCAAGGTCCCATTCTTGGGAAGCTGCATACTGGAAACAAACGTAGACTAAATCAGCTAATTCTTTGAGCTGATCCTCTTCTCCATGAAAATGATAAGCTTCATGAAACTCTGACCACTCTTCATCGATCAAAGCTTTGTCTTTCTGCCTCCCATTCGTCCCAGATTGAATTTGAAACGCAGAACGGAACTCTTCCGCTTGGTCCATCAGACTCGTGTGTATGTAAGAGTTCATTTTCAAGGTAGTGAATAGCTTTTTTTAGATCATCTGCTTTGCTGTGTTTAAACCCAGCTCTGCAAATATATTTAATTGCATTACCTAGGTGGTAATTGAGCTGCTGGTCTCGGATAAAATCCCAAACCTCTATTGAGCCTCTGGTGTAATGAGTGGGTGAGTTGGCCATTCTTTGATTAGATTTGCAACGGTGTTACAGAGTACAAAATTTTGATGCTGTAAAGCTTCAAAGACAGTGATAATATCTTCTTTTGAAGCTTCCTGTAATGTGTCTTTCAGCCTCCTCAGTTTAAACTGTTGCTCCATGGTCAGCTCTATCACCGGGGGTGGGGGTAGGCTGCCAGAGAATCGGCTGTCCGAGTTGGTAGTCATAGTTTTCTTTCTGAAGGATTTTAGCAAGCCTTGCATTAAGCAGAGCATCATCGTCTGACAACCCTCGCTCTCTGTAGGCTTGACACACAGCTTCCCATGGAAAGTCGTGCTTGTCAACTAAATCAGCTGCTCTCTTGATTCCAATACCAGGACAGCCAGGGTAACCATCTGTAGGGTCACCAGCTAGTGACTGGATTAAGTGCCAACGATCACCTTCTTCTTTAGTGATCTCTTGTACATCACCTTTCATGTCCCAGTACAAGCCAGGGATTTGAAGCATGTCCTTATCAGGACTTACAAGGATTGGCTGTTCAAGTGCGTACATGGTAGCATCAATACCAAGAGAGTCATCAGCCTCAAGACCCTTACGAGTCACTGTGTTGTAATTCTCTATGCACCAGTTTACCAAACGTTTGTACCCCAAAGGTTTACGTCTATTGCGATGACCTTTGTAATCTGGGTAGATTTTTTTCCTGAAATTCTCAGGACTTGAGAAATAAAGGATGATGTTATCATCCATCATATCCATCCTGATTTTATTCAGCTCACGCTCAAAGATCTTCAGAACTTCACTAAAGTTGGATCTAGAGATGATGACATCATCACCAAAATCAATCCCTTCTTCAGATGCTTGAGCTGCTTTGTAAGCAATGTAGTCGGTGTCAATTAAAAGCATTAGTGTACTTGAGCCCAGTTATCACCTACCTTTGCGTCTGCATCAATAGGAATCCTGAGTCTATAATAATCACCAGCCATTGCAGCTGATGTGGTGCAGATTGATGCAACCTGATCAGCTACATCGGGAGGACAACCAAGAGCTTGCTCGTCATGAATAAAGGCGTACCTTTCATGCTCGATGCCTTGGAGTCTATCGTGGGTAATCAAGAGCCACCGCTTTGCGATGACTCCTGCAGACGATTGTAGTAGAAAGTTCAGCGCCTTGTGTGGCGAGTTAACGAGGATCTTACGACCGTCGATAGCTCGTAGGGAACGATCCACCTTCGCCTTCGTCTTGACCGCCTCAACGAGGCGCTCCAAGCCCGGAATGGCATCAAGATACGCTCTACGGATCTCCGCGCCTTTCTTACGAGCCTGATCTTCAGTAAGCTGTGAATCATAACTTGTACCAATTTTTACATCGGACGCTCCATACAGGAATGCATACGTAACAGTCTTCACAGCCCTACGGCTGATCCCAATCTTGTCTGCATTGACCTGATGGATATCATCATTCAGAAGGATATCCGCATAGCGTCCTTCATCGTAACGTCCTAGATAATGAGCAAACACCCGAAGCTCAATACCAGCCAGATCACTATCCACCAACTTCCAACCAGGACGTGTGATGAATAATTCCCGACAATCAGCGTCACTACTTACCTGAGCAAGGTTTGGACGTGCATGAGCCATACGATGGGTGGCAGCTCCTATAAAGCAAGAGTGATGAAGCCTGCCATTCTTGACCAACTTCAACCACGCATTACTGCCTTGTGATAGCATTCCTAGTTTTTTCTGTGTCTCTAGAATTTCTAGGAATAACAGAGCCTCTTTAGACCCTATCTCTTTCAAGACAACTTCATCGATAACAGGTCTTCCTGTATCTGTGTGCTTCTTGAACTCATAACCTTGGTGCCATTTGAAGTAGTGAGAGATGTGATTCCTACTACTTGGGTTGAACTCTTTGACACGAGTCATGCTGGCAGACTTTACATAGCCTTGAGGCTTGTTATCACGTTTTGGCGTGAACTCGTCACCAGGCACAGCCCAGCAAAGGCTCTGAGCGGTCTCTCTAAGGCGCTCCAAGCGTGTCAAAAGGGTGTTCTCTAGCTCTTGGGCAGCACGTACATCAAAAGGCCATCCTACAGCCTCCTGAGAGACCATCAGTTGTGCAATCTGATGCTCTAAGGTTACTGGTCCAGGTATTTTTGGAAGTGATTCCATAGTTTTACGAGAACAGTGACATCTTGTACACAGTAAGCTTGCATCTCTGGAGACCAATGCCCCCAGTCAGCTTGCTTACCAAAATCATCTTTGTGACACTTAAGTCGATAACCCCAAGCCTCCAGGCTGTGTGACCCATACAGCTTAGCAGGCATCATAGTCCATTTCTTCCTCAAATCTATATCAAGTAAGTCAGGATGAAAGAATCGACTCAGGATAAGTGTGTCTATTTGATGAT